TTCATAGCTTTAAGTAAGTTAGCACGCATAGTTTGAATTTGAGCAAAGGAGATTTGAGCATGTTTTTGAGTTAGAAAATAGGTAGAAGCATCTTTTTGATCTTTTGTATATTGTTCTTCATATCGTTTAAGAATAGCTTTATCAAGACATTGGTCTTGATCTGATGAGGTGGAGGCATCTTGTGATCCGATGTCACCAGCCCATACATGAGTTTTACGATAATCAGTTTCAAACACAAAATCACACATAGCTTTCCATTCAGCAGAATGAGGGTTAATTCCAAGTTTACAAGGTAATTCATTATGTTTTTCAATAGTTCTTTCAATTAAATCCATAAACAACATACGGTAAAGAGCAAGCCATTCTACAGGAAGAGCAGAGAATAAGCGAGTTTTTCCAACACGTACTTTTTCGAGAGCACGAAGTTCATCTTTTAAACAATCTTGAACATAGAGAATTAAAGTACCATTTAATGCTTTTTCGATAAGATCATCGACAGCATCTTCAAGAAGAGGAGTTGGACATCTTTTGCCAGTAGTTGTGATAATAATAAAGTCATGTTTTCCATTTTTGTGGTGTAATGACCAATTATGTTCACCAAGGCCAGCTGATGTATCAACCCAAACAGGTTGAACATGATGATATCCATCAGGGATATTTAGAGCTTCAGCTAATGGTAGGACAGGATAAGGATGATAAGGTAGGCGGCGTAATTGTTTATAACAGCATTCATAGTAGAGAGCCTTATCAAATGGTAACATCTTAAAATCAGGTTTCACAGCTTTCTTAAGAGCAATAGAGGCAGGGGAAAAGTCTTCATTTGGAGCAAGTAGAGCAATAGCACGTTGAGGTTCAATGACTTTTCCGTGAAGGAGGGACGGAATAATTTGAGATTTAGTGGGTTGTCGTACAGTTTCATAAGGTTCACGAGTACGTACAATATTCAACCCTTCAGGAGGAGTAAGAGCTTTCTTTTTTGTTTGTACATGTGGTATACGATTGGTTTCAGCACGAGCAGTGTCAATAACTTCTTGGAGATATTCTTGGGTAATTATTTGACAATATGCAACGTGACCTTCACCAGCGTAATGGATTCCTAGTATTACACGGCTTTGTGTTTTAGTTTGGTCAGATATATATATAGATCCACAAAAGCCAGCAGCAGTTTTAATTTCGGTTCCAGAGGCACGCATAACATTCACATTCGTAGCCATAATTGTTTCTTGATCATCAAGCCAATAAGCTTGATCTTTCAGCCATTCGACGTGCGCTCCCGATAAGGCTATCGGGATTACACCATTTAGCAATAGTGAGACTGGGGCAGTTTCGGCGTCTTTCACGTCGCGAGCAAGGACAAAAAATTTAAGAATGTTTCGAAATTGTGGAATAATGTTAGGAAATTCTATAATACAGCTATCTTGATTCAGACAAGGATAGGCAATGAGATCAGAAGGAGGAAATTTAAATTTACCAAAGACAGTTTCAATTTCTAAGCACAAGGTTTCAGGGTCATCAAGTAAATCAGAAAAATGTTTGCAACAAAGCAAAAATCTATCTACTATGAAATGACCTTGTTGTTCATAAGCAACAAAATTCTTTGATAAAATTCGAACAACAGCACGATTATTTACAATAATAGGAATGAGATCTTGAGGTAACTTTTTCGATTGGGCTTTTGGAAAAGCAGTAACAGGTTTAGTATAAGTTACTTGTTTCTTTTCAGGATGTAGAGTCTTTCCTGATTTAGTTTCAGATTGAGAATGTGAAGCAAGTGGCATATGTTCTGAAGTCCATACAGCCATTTTTTCTTTTGCATCATCTACAATTTCTTGTAATTGAGCAACACGAGCACTAGCAAAGGAAGAGGCTTGATCCACTATCTTAGAATTCAATATTTCTTCTTTCTTTTGAACAATTTCGGGTGAGAAATAATTGAATGCTTTAACAGCAGTAAAACCAATAGCAAGGATTCCAAATATAATACCAAAAATACGAAGCAAAGGATTAGAATATTCTTCAACAGGAGGGATAACAATATTCTTAAAAGCAATATCAGTTTTTTCAATTTTAATTGGAATGTCAGGAGGAACAGGAGATAAATATGAAGTAACACGTTTCATCATTTGTACATGAGGGACTGGTATATTTCTAAGGAGTTCTTCTTCTTCTTTAGCACGGTTAGAACGAAGTTTTTTGAGCACTTCAGCAGAATGTTTTTGAGCAACTTTACGAACAGAATTTTCATTTTTAGCACGAGCATAATGGAGATCCATAACTCTCTTAAGTAACTCTTCCTTGGTAACGGGTTCACCGTCTTCCCAAGTAGGAGTTTTCCAATGAGCAGTTTTGTACCAACCGAGTTTGAGTACAGAAAGATCGTATATATCAAAATCAATCGGCTTAGAAGTATCAAGAGTCATACCATCTTTTAATTTAACTAAAACAACAAAATCCAATCTTCTATAAAAAGCTTCTTTCGAAGCTAGTTCAAGTTGAGTATGAGGCATAAGATTAGCAGTTATTAAAACAAAATCAGAATTAAATGGTACAGCACCTTTATTTTCAAGTTCGGCCATATTCACTAGGTATGGAGTATCACCTAGTATATGTATAACTTCAGTAGCTTTTTGAGTAATAATTTTATGATCAGCATTTTGTCCAAAGTCATCAATTCCAAAGAAATGTGTGGTGGGATCATAACCATCCCAAAATTCAGTATTTTCCGAAGGAGCTTCAAAATACATTTTATCATCATATTCTTTATCATAGACACGAGGAGCAAGTTCACTAAAAAGCCATTCACGGACACCAG